CGAACCTTTGAACGCCGAAATTGGTGGCATCTCAAATCAGCCTTACAACAGCATCCTCGCCACCATCCCGAAACTCTTTCCCGTCACCGGCCGACGCCCTCGAGTCCAAGTGACCGCCAAATGGGGCTGGGCAGCAATCCCAGACTCCATCGCCCAAGCCTGCCTCATCCAATCCGCCCGCATCTACCGACGCGCGCAAACCCCAGAAGGATTCGCAGCCGGCGAAGCATTCGGAGCCATCCGAGTCTCCACCCGCCTCGACCCTGACGTCCAAATGCTCATCTCCCCCTACCGACGCGCAGGCGGACAAGGACTGGTCATCGGATGAACCTTGCATCAGTAAGAGCAGGCATCACACACGCCCTAGAAAGCATTAACAACCTCCGAATTTACGAGTGGATCCCCTCAACGATCCAACCGCCAGCAGCAGTCGTTTCCCTCGGGACCGGACAGTACGACGCCGACCTAGACAACGGAATGGTCGTCAACTATGGCGTCCTCGTCATGCTCACAAGGGCAGACGACCAGAACAGTCAGCAACGCCTGGACGAGTTCCTCGGCCAAGACACCGACTCCATCTTCTACGCCATCGACACCAACCCTACCCTCTCCGGCTCCTGTGACTCAGCGCGCGTCACCTCCTGGAACAATCCAGGAACCTTCACCATCGGCGGCATCGAATACCTAGGCGTCGAAGTCAACCTCGAGGTCCTCGGCTAAGTGCGAATCCTGACAGTAGAACCCGGCCCCGAATTCTCTGTCGCAGACGTCCACCACGGATGGCTCCGAGCCTTAAAACGCTCCGGCAATGAAGTCCACAACTTCAACCTCTCCGACCGAATCACCTTCACCGAAAACGCCATCCGAGGCAAAGTCCCCGAAACAGAAAAAGGACACATCGCCGCCCGAATGGTTGGCGAACAACTACGCGCCACCTGTTTCGACTTCTGGCCCGACCTCGTCATCATCACCTCCGCCTTCCTCGTCCCACCTCAAACCTTCGACATCATCCGAAGCCGAGGAATCCGAATCGCCGTCATCCTCACAGAATCCCCCTACGAGGACCCTTCACAACAGCCCATCGCCGCAAGGGCCGACGCCGCATTCATCAACGACCCCACCAACCTCGACACATTCCGTCAAACCCAACCCAACACCTGGTACATCCCCCAGGCATACGACCCCGAAATCCATTACCGCCACCCAGTCTCCGACGATCTCCGAGCCGACTTCGGATGGGTAGGAACCGCCTTCCCCTCCCGAATCGACTTCTTCGAACAAGTCGACTGGACCGGAATCGACGTCGCCTTCGCCGGAAACTGGCAGGCACTCGACGACGACTCACCACTCCAACAGTTCCTCATCCACGACCAAAACGGCTGTTTCCCCAACGAACACACAGTCCAGCTCTACTCCTCAGTCCATGCCTCGGCGAATCTTTACCGCAAGGAAGGCGCCGCCGGCCATGACCAAGGCTGGGCAATGGGTCCACGCGAAGTGGAACTAGCCGCCACAGGAACTTTCTTTCTCCGAGAACCCCGCCCCGAATCCGACCAGATTCTTTCCATGTTGCCCACCTTCGAAACACCCGAAGAGTTCGGAGAGAAACTACGATGGTTCCTGAATCATCCGGCAGAACGGCAAACAGTCGCACTCGAGGCACGAAACGCAATCGCCACCCGAACTTTCGACAATAATGTCCGGCATCTGCTGGAATGTGTAGCAGCTCTCCCGAGCATCCCGACGTGACCGGAGAACCCCAGACCCCACCAACTCCCCAAGGAGAAACCAATGGCACGTCGCCACGGCCGCAATGGTCGCCTCTACCTCGGAATCGCTACCTCGGCAGCGAATCCTTCATCCGTCGCATTCCTCAAGCAGTGGTCAGCAGAGTTCGCTGTCGACACCGCTGAAGTCACCTCATTCGGCGACACAAACAAGGTCTATGTTTCGGGCCTTCCTGACGCTCAGGGCAGCTTCTCCGGCTACTTCGACGACGCAACCGCTCAGTCGTACACCGCCGCTGTCGATGGTGACGCCCGCAAGTTCTACCTTTACCCAGACATCACCAACGCTCCGAACGTCTACTGGTACGGAACCGGCTTCTTCGACTTCTCAGTCGATTCACCGGTCGACGGCCCAATCACCGTTTCCGGCAGCTGGCGCGCAGCTAGCACCATCGCCAAGAACGGCTAGTGGCTGTAGGGGCTGGGGTCTACGTCAGCAACCTGGCCGAGGTTCGGAAGTATCTTCGAAAGATACATCCGGACCTCGTCCCGGTCCTACGCGAAGACCTCAAATCCGCCATCATCCTCAACACCCTTCCCGCAATTATGCGGCGAGTCCCCAAGAAATCCGGCTACGCCCAATTCACAATCAAAGCTAGATCCGGTGGCAACACCCTCTACGTTCTAGCCGGTGGGAAATCATCCGTCGCCCCATACTTCGGATGGCTGGACTTCGGTGGATCTCTCAAAAACCGTGGACCAGGACGAAACCAAACCATCGTCCGGCCTATCATTAAAAAAGGCCGCTACGTCTACCCTGGCATCCTCGAGACACAAAACCGTCTCGTCGAAGCCGCCGGCAAAGCAGTCGACAAAGCAGTCCAATCCGCCCTCCGATAAAGGAACAGCCCGCCATGTTCGCAAAATACCGAATCACACACCAAGACGGAACAATTGTCGAAGCGCCAGGTCGCAAGGTCGACGCCGTCAAGTTCGAACGTCAATACAAAATGCCAGTCTCCAACCTGTTCGGAGAAGGCGGCATCTACACCGAACATTTGTGGTTCTTCGGATGGTGTGCAGAAAAACGAATCAACAGTGGCCTTCCCGACTTCGACGAATGGATGGAAACCGTTGATGGGGTCGACATTCTTTCGGAAGAAGAAGAAGAAACCCCTACGGACCCGAGTTCTTCACCCTCGCTGTAGCAGCGCTGGCGATTGACTCGGGTATCCCAGTATCCGTACTTTTAGAGGAACCCGACCACTACCTCGACGCAATGTTCGAAGTTCAAACAAGACGCAGAGAATCCGCCGAATACGGTCCGGACGCTAAGCGTTGGGATGAGTGAGGCAACCGATGGCCGGTGACAAACGTGAAGTGAGGGTCGCCGTTGTAGGTGACGCCGCACAACTCCAACGAGAACTTCAAAAAGCCGAAGGCAAACTGGCCGGCTTCGGAGACAACGCCAAAAAGTCGGGCGACATTCTCCGAACCGCCCTCTTCGGAGGCGCTGTCCTGTATGGCGCCCAGAAGCTCGTCAAAGCAGCCGGAGACCTAGAACAGTCAATTGGCGGAACAGCTGCTGTCTTCGAACAAGCCTCCGGACCCATCAACGAATTCGCAAAAGGCGCCGCCGACCTAGTCGGTTTGTCGGAGAACGCTGCTCGTTCGCTGACGTCACGTCTCGGCGCTTCTTTGAAGGGTGCCGGGCTTTCAGCAGAAGAGGCAGCGAAACAGTCTGTGTTCCTGACAAAGACTGGCGCCGATTTGGCGGCCACTCTTGGCGGCAACACCAACGACGCCGTCTCCGCTTTGGGATCTGCTCTTCGAGGCGAATTCGACCCCTTGGAGCGTTTCGGCATTGCTTTGAAGGCTTCGGAGATCAGCGCCAAAGCCGTTTCGATGGGCTTGGCAGAATCCGAATCGTCTGTCAGCGCATACGCCAAAGGCCAAGCCACTCTCGCCCTTATCACGGAACGCTCAACATTCGCCCAGGGACAGTTCGGTCGTGAAGCCAATACAGCCCAAGGGCAGCAGCAAAGAGCAGCAGCAGCCATGGAAGACGCCTCTGCCAGACTCGGCAAATCACTTCTTCCCGTCTACACCCAAATCCAAAAAACCGTCACCCTCGTCGCCGAAGCATTCACCGCCCTTCCAGGACCAGTTCAAACAGGTCTGATCGGTTTGACCGGCATGGCGCTTATCGGCCCGAAACTGGTGGCGTCTTTCTCGCTAGCAACTTCAGCAATCAAAACCGCTGGAACAGCGATTCTTGACACGGCAACCAAAGCAGTCACAACAAACACCGCCATCGCCTCCATGAACATTTCCACACAGGCTGCCGGATCAACCGCTGCCGCTGCCGCTGGTGGAGCATCTCTTCTTGGGCCGGCCTTGTTAGTGGTCGCAGGAGCAGCCGTAGTTGGTGGACTCGCCTACAAATCCTACGCCGACGAACAAGCGGCAGTGAAAAAAGACATCGACGCCCTCATCCCCACTTTCAA